TTCGCAGTTGATTTAGTAACTAACGCAGCAATTCTAACATCTTGACTTGTTTGAGTTGTTTTATAATGGAATACTTCAAATCCGTTTGATCTCAAAGACCCTCCAGCTTTTGTAATTATAAAATCCCCAACACTAGCCCCATTTGTTTTAGGATAAACTTCTGCTGGGTCGTATTTAAATTCAATTTCAACATCTTCAGTTCCTATGGTAATGTCTTGATTAGCTATGGCAAAATCTGTTGTAGCGTTTATTTCTATTGCAGCTCTTGAATCAAAAAATCCTTTTTCATTTACAAATCTTTTGTCTTTGCCTTTTGTGTCTAATGGAAAATAATTTGATGGGATTAAAACTTTTTTTAGTTTAGCGTCATATTCTCTGGTCGGTTGTTGCGCGAAAGTTCTCGCGTCAAATTGAAATGCAGAAAGTGCGGCGTATGGATAGCTAAAGCTTTCTCCTATTTCTTCTGTAACATAATTCAATGATGCCTCCCTAGAAATCAAAGTAGAATCAGTTTCAAAACTTAATTTTTGAACTTTCATGTATCTATTTATGTTTTTCCATTCTTCGCCAGGAAATAATAAATCTCCACTATTATAAGATGTATAAGATGTTATGTCAGCATCTGTTAAGCCCGGAATACTTGTGTCATCCACTCTTACATTTTGCAATGCTTTGTTTTGGGGTAAATCATTTAATTCCCTCACTGTGTTTAAATAAGCTGAAGTCGTAACACCTTCGTACGTTTTATTTAATGATTGTTTTTGTAGCGTTAAATATATTGATTGCAATGACTTACCGTCTTGTAAGTAAACTGTTGGATCTGTTAAAGTTGAAGCCGTTAAATTTGGTATATCTCCTTCAAACCCATATTCAATTGAAAAAGCTATTTGCGCTCCTGTTTCTTGACCGGCATTATCTCCATTGTCTATGGTATTACTTAAAGCTTCTATAGATAATGTAGGATATACTTTTTTGACTTCTGGTCTTTTTACCGTCCAAGTATATGGATATCCGTCATGTTCGGTTGGGAAATTGGTAGACCAAGCAGAGAAATCTCCACCACCTCTTGAGTCACTATATCCAGCTGCTATTCCTGTTGCCGCTTCGTCTCCACTACCCCCAGTTGCAGCTCCTCCATATCTTAAAGGACCATATAATTTTTTTCTAACATCAAAATCTTGAGCTCCTATATCGTAACCTTCTAATACGGGTTGTTGTTCATAACCTTTTCTATGATTAAAAGATATATTATTAAAATTGTATTCAGCTAAAAAATCATCAGTAAAAGTTAAATTTAAAAATTTGTTATTAAATTCTCCTGGCAAAGGATCTTTTTGAGTTGAAACCACATTTGCAAAAGACATTCCTCCGTTAGGTTTAAAAGCAAAAACATCATAATCTCCACTTATACCACTACCCACAGCTGCATCAAAATCAGATCTTCCAGATTGTATAAAAAATTTACCACTAGGAAAATCAGACTTCTTTCTAGTTCTAAAATCCGCAACGAATGTAACACCGTAACCAGGTTCAAAACCAATGTTTGAACCGCTTTTCATACCCGTTGAAGCACTCAAATGTGTAGCTCCAGTTGTATGAAACCAAAATCCATTAAATCCAGTTTGGTAGCTTCCTCCTGGAGGTTGTACTTTTATTTGAAGTTTGTCAGCGCCAGCCCCATTTTCATACATAACATAAAACGGGTAACTTCTACCAGCCTCCATACTAACCACTGCAGTTCTATTCTGACTACTGTAAGTACTTGTAATAGTATAATTGTCTATGGTTCTGTTTTCTGGAGCTCCGTTATCACCTATCCACACATATGATCTATCATCAGAAGATAGATGAAAAGTATAATCACCAGCACCACTAGCTTTAAAATAACCCCCAAGATTCATTGCATCATTAGTATCTATAGCAACACCAAAAGGCCCATCACTGTTAGCAAATTGAAGATGCTCGGTGGTTCCAGAGAAATCTATAAAACCAGCTGTAGTAAAATTTTCTTCGAAAAGGTGAATATTTGAACTATTCCTCTGGTTGCGTGTGTGATATCCAGTTAGACCTGGACCAAAGTGTAGCGTTACATCTTCTGTATTGTCTACAGAATGAGTATTGTCTGTTTCTGTTGTAATTGTTGATGTTAAAGGGGTTGGATCATTTTTATATCCAGTACCCGCATCAAAGAAAATAATTCCACCTCCATAAAAGCCTTCCAATCTTAAACCAGAGCCTACTTTACCAACATGTTCTGGAAGTGGTGGGTATGAACCCCCAGCTGCATAATCCCCTACAAATGGGTCACTATTAAAAAAACCAGGTATTGCAAATTGCATATCTTTTGGCATTTCTACAAGCGAACCATCTCTTTTTTGTATGGTTCTTTTATATAAATGTCCACCAGTTGCACTAGTACCCACTGTTGCAAAATGATTAAAAGTAGTTTGATTGTAAGATGTTTTTTGCCCTGGATCAAATTTACCTCTTCCAGTTATTCCGTCACTAGGTTCAAATATACCACTAGTTAGATATTGCATAAAAGCATATCTACCCAAATCCCCAGAATTTTCAGTAATAAAATTTAGTAATTCGCTTTTAAATCCATCTATTTCTCTGATTTTTAACGACGCATTATAAGCTGTTACTCCTCCTGGAGCAGAGACATCGGCTTTAGTAAGAAATCTTTCATATTCTCTTAATGAGCCACTAATATTGAAGAATGCAGCTTCTATAGCCCCTGTTTCCAATCTTCCAACTAATTCTATATTTTCATATGGTATTCTTTTTCCTGCAGAAGCCTCAAATGTTGGATTTTTAACTCTAATTCCATCTAAAAATACGGACTCTAACAAATCCATGCCTTCTGACCTTCTTCCATCTTTAGTGGACAAACCTTCGATTGGACCTTCGGCCAGCAAATCCAAAACAGCCATGGAAGATGAAGACATCAAAGTATTATTAGTTGCAGGAGGGTTTAAGCTAGACTCACCCCTAATACTAATCTTTTTACCAATTTTTCTTTTTAGTATGTCTTTGAAACTTTCCATGCCTACTTTTTTTACACTATTAACCTTAAAAAGATAACATCTGTCACATTTCCTTGATTTTTTAGCGTTAATTTAATTAAATCTATTTCTTCAGAAAGTTTTTTTGGGAAAAAAGTTACTCCAGATTCAAATTTTAAAAAATTTTTTAAAACTTCTTTATCTTCTTTATATCCTGATGATTCTAGTTTTATTTCATTTGATAAAAAAGCATTTATTTTTTTGTTTTTATTGAAAAATTCTGTTTTAAAGAAGTTTTTTTCTTCAAGTTCTAGTAAGTAACAACCCATTTCATGGCAAATATTTAAAATATTGCCATTAAAATCTAATTTAAAAAACTCGATTACATCATGCTCTACGGGTAAAACCCTTATAGTTTTTCGTAGTGTCTTCAAATTGCTATCCTATTTGGTTGGTTTTATCTAAAAGTTCAGACGAAGCAAAATCTCCAGAAAAAGATTTCACAAACATATTATAATTTCCAAAAGTATATAATCCATTAAAAAATCCAGAAGTTCTAATAGAAGACCCAACAACTTCAGTTCCTTTAGCTACTGTTTTTGCAAACCTTCTTCCATTGGGGAAAACTAAAGAAATATCGTAAGCTTCTTCGTTTCCATTTAAAGCTCCAGTTATAGCATAATTTATATCAAAAGTATTGTCGTTCAATCTAGTAACACTTGTTTCAAAGCCAAGAGGAGCAGATATTTCTTGAACTTCGTGTTGTGGTATTCCTATATTGTGAGGCGTTTCTATTTTATCAAAAAATACTGATTTGTTTTCTCCTGTTTCAATAGCTTCAATTAAATCGTATTTTCCACTGTTGTATTCGCCACCCAAAACAGCATATCTATTGTTTTCGGTCGGTTTGATTTCTATTACTTTAAAAGTTTGTCCAGATGTATGCTGTAAATCCAAACCAACAAAAGATCCTTGAGGCACTTGCGATACATTATAGTCTGAATGAATTTCTAATCTGTAAAGGTCGTTGACCTCGGATATTCCAGTAACCTCTACTGTTTGAGCTTGTACCCTTTGATAATCATCTAAAAGAGTTGCATTAATTTTTCCCCCAGTTACATTTGTATGGAAATAATCATCTACTCCTGAAGCTCCTGTTGCATTATATATATGTATTCTATTGTTGTTAAACGATCCAGTATTAAAGGTTTTTTCTACAAAAATTTGCCCTTCAGCAGGTGGAAGATTACTTGCAGAAATAGTGCCTCCTTCTGCTATTGTTACTATTTTTCCGTTTTTGACTGTTACGTTTTGTTCATTTAAATCAGTTATGTTACTTTCTGATTGGTAGTCTATTTCTCCAAATACTTCAAAGCTACTAAAGTCAGCAGAGTTAGAAGCTAATATTCTTAATTTAAGACAGTCGTGGTTTGATTTATCAACTTCAACTTGAATTTCAGTCAAAGTTTTGGCTGATCCGAAATCAACAGTTAGATGATTGAGATCTGCATTTTCACCAGCCACGTTGTTTAGACCCAGAGTCCACCACATCTGGGAAGTACCCTTAAAAGCTTCGTGTGGTCCATATGTCTCGCTATGTGAATAACCGGCTGTGACAGTCAGCCCACCTTGTACATAAGGCCCAGTTGTATCTGATCCACCGCCAGCAAGATCACTGTCAGAAAAGTCTGTTGTTGGGTAAGTAATTCCATCACTATCAACTAAATGTATTTCCCTGATACCTTGCCGTGTTTCTGTTGGAGTATTATCTCTATTCGTGCCCAAAAACTTATAATACCTAAAGCTTCCTATGGCAGAAGAGACTTCGGATGAAGCGACCCTAGTGAAGGCTGGTTCAAATTGTTTTAGTTCATCGTTTACAGTAAACACATCTCCCACAGTCAACATTAAAGCCTCACTTGATGTTTCGAAAGACACAATTTCTCTTTCTAGCTTGTTTGAATATAATATATATTTACCCAATCTTCTTGCTTGGCTTCTGCTTGTGGCACCTCTAGCATTTACGCTTCTTCTTATGATTCCATTTTTTCTCAAACCATCCTCATCTTCAACGCTTTCAACTTTTAACTTGTAGTCATCTCTCTTATCTAAAAATTGCACATCTACTACAGTAAACCTAGAAACTTTAGACGTATCTTCGTAGTTAAATATTCCATCAAATACATTTTGATTATTAAAATGTGCAGCGTTAGGTCTGGGTTGATCAGAATAAAATCTTATTTTTCCATCTGCATAATAAGCCATTCCTTGGAAACTCGTAGCTAATTCTTTAATTAACTCAAATCCATTTGAAGCCTCTTCTAATAATATGTTACAAGAATATCTTGGTTCTAACCCTCCAAAACCATCAGGTAGTCCAACAAATTTACCATTCGAATCAACTGCGTCACAATATCTACCTATTTTATATAATTGGAATATATCTATATCTCTTAAGTCGTCTAATCTATTTCCTATTCCATAATCTTGATTAGTCAAAAGGTCATAAATAATCCAAACAGGATTGTCAGTCCAGCCTATTTTAAAAGTTCCATCCCAATCTCCATCATATATCATTCTATTACCACCTTCGTGTATTTTGGAAGCATCGTCTATAAACCTTCGGTCTCTACCATCAACATCTAATGGATAGTAATTTGAAGGTATTTGAATTTTTTTCATACGAAGATCAAATGTTCTTCTTGGTGGAGTATTAAACTGTCGTGCATCAAGATTTACTTTTGCTAAAGCTGAACTTGGGTATGTAAAATTACACGGAACTTTTTCTATAATTTGATAAACAGAAACCTCTCTAGAAATGAGAGTTGAATCTGTTTCATAAGTCAATTTTCTCACTTTAACAAATCTATGAAATCTCTTCTCAAGAGATTTTAAAGATTCATTGGGAAAGTATTCTTGCAATACTGTATGGGAGGGTAATGGTATTTCATTTGTGTCCATAGCATAAGCTCCTCTAGCAACACCTCTTATAGTAATAACTGTTTCTACAGGAGTGTGCCGCAATGAGCTAGTTTTCATACTTTGTTCTATCCCATCATTACTTCTACTTCTTCCAATTTCTTCAGAAAAACCATCGAAACCTACCAGCACACCAATTCTTAAATTTGTTGGTCCAAGATTTAATTTTGGTTGTATGACATTTTTAAAGTCAATATGTTGTTCATACAAGGATTGTACTAGTAAAGTCACTATGACTGACTCAACCTCTGGTCTGCCTACACGATGATTCAACTGATCTCTGTCTGCTTCTAAAGGTGTGGGATTAATCCATTCTGTATAACTTACTTTTTCAGGTCTTGCTTTATCTTCATGGTCGTCATTGTATCTATTATCAACACTAGAATCTCCTTCTTGTGCTGAATTTTTTGCTATTCCGTACACAAGATTAGAAAAACTTGGATGTGCTCCAGTAGCATTATCCATATTTGTAGCCCTTGGATTATATGGTCCGTTTATAACTTTTTGATACTCAAAAGAGCTATAAGCATTTTCCATAATTGGACTTTGAGATTCTTCACCTTTTCTCGATTGAATTGATACTTTAGAATAATTAAACAAACTCGGTTCTGTTTCAGTTATTCTTAATCCTATTTCTTTGTTTTTAATTAACCCTGGTTGACCTTTTAATTCTGGATTAGCTATATGTAAATATTGTATTGCTTTAGTACTTACATTGTATTGTAAAACATCATATCCGTAAACTTGACCACTATTAATAGCTGCATTTTTATTAGCGCTAGAAACACTGCTTTTTAAAATAAATCTACCAGTATCAAAAGATCCATCTGTATCGATTACAGGTGGTAAACTTCCAGAACCTTCGTGCAATCCAGTGCCTAAATATATTGGAAAAGCAAATGCTCCTTTAAATTTATTACCAGAATGTGGCTCTAAATACATACCCTTTTGAATACCACTTGTTGATGGCATAATATAAGGTTGTCTAAACTGTGTATAATTAGATGAAGCAGTCCCTCCATCATCTCTAACTATTACTGGATATACATATGTATTTCTATAATTATTATCTTCTATAACCTTGTATCCAGTTACTTCTCTCAAGAAGTAAGGAAGTATGTCTGATTCATCTATAATTGATGCGGCATCATTTGCATCATCTCCAACGGAAAAAGAAAGTCTTGCCGTTTTAGATATTTCTGCATCTTGATTGTTACCACCAAAATATTGCGATGCATCAAAAATCATGTGAGCATAATTTGGCCTGGTTGATGGTGTCGTTTGTTCGGTTTCTTGTACCTGATACAAATGCATAGCGTCTATTGTAAAGCCACTATTAAAAGTATCATAATCATTATTTTTACCACCTATTACAAATGCTCCATCATCAAACATCGCATTAGCATTTGATGGTAAAGTGAAATCAATACTACTGGTTCCGTTTGTTAAAATAACTTCTCCCTCTTCTAAAGTTCCATCTACCACACAATTACCAACCGCACTATGTAAAACTCCGTTACCTTGAGTCAAACTTTCAAAATAAGTCAAACTACCTTTACCCCAACCTAAAACAACTCCAGTTTTGTATACATTGTCGCTATCTGTTGAGAGACCAGTTACATTAGAAAGAGTGATATCTAATCTATATCTTTGACCAGTAGCAAAAGTGTCAGCGGCATTACCGAAACCAGTTTTATTCATATCCCGAAAAACAAGGCCATAACCTCTATTAGTAGTATCACCCGTTTTCAATACAGTAACTCTCACATCGTTATGCGGAGATCCTCGTAGGTCTATATTTACAGCTCCATATTGTGCATTATTTGTTCCCCGCCCAGAAGCCATTTTCCAACTTTGCCCAGTAGCGTCTGATCCTTCGTTAGCGCCACTGAATCCGTTTGAGCAATTTATAATATCTTTTATGTAACCTGTAGAAAATCCAGAAATTAAGTTATCTAATTGAGCTATAATTGGCTCTCTTAAACCTTCCCCGACAATTCCTTTCCTACTAGGCCTGTAAAAATACTTACTTGGTGTTGGTCCTCTTTGTCCACGAGCATTCCAAGCGCCATCAAATTGCATTGCTGATCTGGCGTAGTTCGAACCCCTGGCCATGTTTTGGTACTTATAAAAACAGCTTCCATCAACATAGTATTGATCAAATCGGTAATCAAGTTTATTAATACCAGGATTGTATAGGCAATCCCTTCCCATATTGTAGGCATTTAAAACTAGATGAGAAAACGCTCTACCTACGGTAGTTCCGGTAACATTACCTCTATCGTTTATAGCTGTAGAGTAACTGTATTGACCTTGGTATTTCATTGGTCTACCGCTAGTAATTTGATTTTGATACGTTGCGGCAATAGTAGAAGTTCCATGAAAACACGCCCAGTTATACCTACCATTACTAATTTGACAAGATCCACTTTGGTGTTGATGATTTGAAGATCCAAGCCATATTTGATCTAAATCTATGACGGTGTCTTGAGAATAAATCAATCTACTTATAGAAAGCTCTTCGGTTACACCCCTGTAATCTACTGTGTTACCACCTGTCTGTGTTTGTGCTTGCGCATACACTGCTCCAGATAACGGTTGTTGAATTGGGTGCTCCTGAAACGAAATAGCGTTTTCGTCTGTTGTGTCAATTCTATGCACACCTACACCAAGTTTATCACCATACGCTTGTAAACTTCCCCTATAAGTTGCACTATAATAATAACTAGCAAATGGCCAACATGAATAGTGGTAAAGACCATTTCTTACGGCATTTGAAGTACCATCTCCAAGAGAAAACTCAACGGAGTAACAGTACCATAAAAACCCAGGTGCTAATTGTCCGTATTTAAAATAATTACGTCTTTGTCCACCATCCAGCCAAGCACTCGGATATGTCTGTGGATAACCATAAACATCTGGTATATTAACAGTAGCTATAGTTTCAGCTGTAGGTCCAACTATATCAATGTTATTTGTATCTCCTATATATTTTCTTGGAAATCTACGCAACGTTTCATTTTTATACCCAGAAAGTAATTTAACGACTATATCTCCATAATCTATATGTATTCCGCTATAACCATTATCTAACTCAAGTTTTTGAAATCTTTTTTTCGTAACAGAATCTTCGACTACAGGAGTATCATCTAATCTTAAGGAAGCAAGCGCTGAATCTAATTCGCCTTTTTTATTTACAAACCCTTCAATTGGGCCTTCGCACAAAAGGTCTACAGATTCTAATTCAGAAATAGATGTTAAATTATCAGCAGAAAAAGTAGGAGATAAAGCACTAGAAAAATCTGAAATTCTATCAACGTTATTTTGCAAAAAAGTTCTTCTTGACATCGCTCCCAAGACGGTGTTTTTTTGCTTTTTTAAAAACTTTTTCTTTAAGTTTTTCTTCATTAGTAGCCTCTAAAGTAATTACCGATTGATGAACCAAAAGATTCTTGTATTTTAACTAAAGCGTCTCCTCTTGTGTTTTCGTAAGCGGCATTTTGTCTGTCTTGCGATAAATCAACTGTTGTAATTGTTGTGCCTACTACATAAGATCCTACCCTCAATCTTCCATAACCAACAGGTATAGCTCTACCTTGTGTAGAAATGTTTTGTGGATTACTAAATATAAAAGATGAATTTTTTACAGAACTTGCTATATCCGTATTTGGTTCGTTTTCAGGTATTGGCGTTAATAAGTACATGATACCAGCGATGATTAATCCAACAGCTAAAGTAAAAAGAAATGCTGTGACTGCAGCACCAAACCCACCAAAAACAGCAAGAGCTCCAACTGCGAAAGCTAAAATAAAAAACAGCGTCGGGCCATGACCTAATACACAGGGGACAATGTCGATTGTTTTAATTTCTTGTTTTTTTTCTAAAACTCCGTCTTCCTTCTCTCCATTAACTATAATTTCATAATGCATGCCTTCGTCCGCATTTTTTTTTAAATATTTAAAAAAATTAGGATACCTAGTATTTATAGCCTTAATAGCATCGCCAGCTTTTCTAATATTGAAAAACTCTAGCTTTTTGGTAAATTTTTTACCAGCTTTTCCGTGTATTTTAATTATTGTTTTCATATTGTTAGTAAACTATATATCCCGGTCCAGAGAAAGTTCCTCCATGAGCTATATTAGCGCTTCCTGCTACAGCACCAGCCGCTGGATCAGCTGATGTATTAACTTTATTTAAATCTCTAGCAAGAATTGTACTTTGTATAACTTTAGTTCCTATCCTCAATAACCCATAACCCAATGGAACAGGTTTGTATTGAGCTGTAATATTATCTTTAGAAGCAAATAAAAAAGATTTATTAGCAGAACCCATTGTCATTTCCGCTGGTTCTTCTTCTGGTATAGGAGTCATTAGATATTGTATACCTGCCATAATCAATCCCATTGTTAAGGTTATCAAAAATGTTAATAAGAAGGGATCATTCCCTGTTATCATAGGACAAATATCTATTCTTTTAATAGGTTGATTTATAAATAGTTCGTTTTTTGTTTTTGGTTCGCAGTTATCGACTAAAAATTCACAATGTAAATTTTCTTGGGCGTTTCTCATTAAAAAATTTCTAAATCCAGGAGAAACTGCATCTATGGCAGATACACAATCTATTACTTTGTGTATATTTTCAAAGTTATACACTTCCTTAAATTCGTGTTTTAAAGACCCATGTAAAACTATTTCAGTCATAAAATTTCCTCCTCTAATTTTTTAACTAAACTATGATCAGCGTCCATGTACTTGGGTTTTAAAATGTTGAAAGTGTTTGTCTCTATTGAATAAATCACGAATGGGTAACAAATTAAATCGCAAGTTTTCTTATCAAACTCGGAGGGTTCAGAATTTCCTTGAGCATGTGAGTGATAAATAGCCACAACGTTTTTGGTATTTTTAACGTACAAAAAATCTTTTGCCGGTATGTAAAATTCATTTTCTTTATTTGGAGATTTGTTTTCTGCTGGTAAAATTTTATATTCATCATCTTCAAACACAACGAAACCACAAACCTCTCTTTTGGGGCTTTTTTCGCAATCTACGGATATTAATTGTTTTATTTTGCTCATTAGTAAGAATAACTTTCTGTTCCTGGAAATCCTCCATATGGTAATGATTTATTAGCATTCACTCCACCTAAATCATCATTTGCGAAACGCATTTTACAACCTGCTAATTTTTTAGAACAAGCGTCTTTTGCCCAAAGGTCTGGTCGTTTGTGAGGTGGTTCGGAAACACTAGGTGTGTGACCTGTTTTACAAATATAGTAAACTGGATGTTGTTGATAATAATTTGCAGTTAAACCTTGTCCAGATATAGCTCTTGGACTTAATGTGAAGACATATTCACCTAAATGATAAGATGACCTATCTCCACTCCACAAACCAACTCCAGAAAGACAAGCGTCAACGGAAGTTTGATTAGATTCATATTTGTTTCCTAAAACACCAGTATTTAAATTAAAGGCAGTTCCACCTCCAGTAACAAAAGAGGCGTCCTCAACAGTTCCCACAACCCTATCTGCTCCAGCTGTTTTTTTATCAAAACCATATCTACATCCATAACCCCTATAAATCCAAGGGCAATATCTGGAAGAAATTTTTCTCGCTGGAATTTCTATATTTTCAAGCTCTAAACTAGATACCAACTCTAATTCTACAGCCAATTTATTTTCAGATACTTTTCTAGAAACAAAATATTTATCATCTGGCATTCTTGCGTCTGGGTTTGCTGTACCGAATGGATTTTTATTTCCTGGAAAGTTTGCGTCATCTAAAAACTTTGCAAAAGTTCTTTTTCTTACTATTTTAGCTCCGTTTAAATTGTCGTATTTTCTCAATAAAGAAGAAACATAAAGTCCAGCATTTGAAACTCTAATTTTAGGTCTAGGTAATCTTTGATCTCCTAATATTTCAAATCCTTCTGCTTCTACAGCTATAGGCAAATACTCTTGACCATCAAAAATAATTTTACTATTTACATTGTTAGTTCCTCCATGAAAGTGAATTTGTGCTTGACTATCGTTCTGATAATCGTAATATAATGTAAATAGTTCTATAATTGCTGTAGGTTCTACATCAAAAATAGCTTTAACAAAGTCTTGATTTATGCCTTTTCCCATATCAATATATTACACCGAAAGATGAAAAAATACAGAAAATTAAACTCTGTCTCATATAGAGAGTACAAACATACAGATTTTAAGGAGGTTTTCTCTGTATTTGTCGCATTTCAAAAGAAAAATCAGATAAAACAATACCACAATTTAAGCCACGGGCAAAGTGAAAATTTTTATTTGAGGTTTTTGTTTTACGAAATGAAAAAACTGATAGAGAGATGTCCTATAAAATATGTCAGTATAAACGAAAAAACTGGCAAAATATGCGGTTTTGCGTGCTTTACAGAGGGAGGTTTTGTGCCAAATCATTTAGACTTGCAACTTGTAATCAAAGATCCAGATTACACTCTATCTAAACCGATCATATTATGCTTCTTTACGGTTTTATTAAAAGTTAAAAAAAAGTACAACAAGCGAATTTATGCAGTTCTTGGAGATAGAGAAAGGTTTTCCACATACATGAAAGCCGTTCAGAGAATATTTAAGGCAAAAATCATCTCAAAAGATTCACTAAATAGATATTTAGTGGAGTTTCTGCCTTGACTTTTGTCAAAAAACACTTTATATTACGGTCTTATGGAAAAAAATTCTCAATGGACTAAAAATCAAACTGGCGCTCTTTGGAAGAAACAAACACCAAAGGGTAAATATTTATCGGGGTATATAGAAGTGGACGGAGTTCAGCACAAAATAATAGTATTCCCCAACAAATTCAAACAAAAACCAAATCAACCCGATTTTATAGCATATAAGCCTTTTAATGTGTAAGTAAATGTATGAAAGGTTACATAAAAGTTGTAGGAGTAAATGATGGAACAAGGAAGTTAGAAAAAGCTACTGGGTATGGCACTTTAACTTACAAATACCACAAGAATTACTCCCTCGAGTTTCAAAACGAAACTTTTTTCGTTGAACTTTTGGATTTTATTATCGCAGAAGATTGTATCGAGTTTTCTGGTTGGTTGGGCGACAAAGACCACAAATATGGAAGAATCGCCTTCCAATTTGAACCTAAAACGAACGATAGTTGAAAAATTTCCAAATAATCTTATAATAGTGTAAATGAAATATATAAGATGTTTGGACTTATCACGATGCTATTATCTACATTGGGGGCGACTGGGATGGGCAGTATGCTTAAGATTCTTGGTGGCGCTTTCCAAGGTATGTCCGAAGCCAAAGCTGCGAAAGAGCGTAGAGAGCTTATTAGAGATATGCAAATCCGTGGAATGGACGCAGAGTTTCAAAAACTACTCATTGGCGAAACCGACAAAGATACTGGTATGTTTACTCGTGCTACTCGTCGTCTTATCGCTTTTATGGGGATGCTCAACTTTGCAATCATCTCGATACTCTGCACCCTCTTCCCTAACACAACCCTCGTTACCTTCACACCACCAGAAAACAAAGAAGCAACCGAAATCCTCTGGGGACTCATTACCTTCCCAAGTGGAACAGAAATCACCTCTACCATCACTACTGGACACATCTCTCTTGTCGCAATCACCACTTTGGGGGC